GACTCGGCAGACGAGATCATTTCCGCCGATGTAACTCTCGCTTCTGCACCAAAGAAAACACCAACCCCGTCAGCCGCGCCTGACACAACGCAAGGAGCGTGAGTAAGTGGCACTACAAAATACACATCGTTCGTATATAGGAATCGCCAAAGAAACAACTAAGGGAACTGCGGTCACAACCCCAACCGCGTATATTCCCGTTCTTGCCAACTCGGTCAAGCCTCAAGATGTTTTCACACCTCTCTACGATGAGGGCTTGCGTGGATCGCTTGTCAAGAATTACAACTACCTACAAGGCCGCGTTCACTCAACCTTTGACTTTGGTGGAGCAGTATTCGCCGACACCGTGATCTACCCTCTTGCTGGTGTACTTGGTGAAGATGTCGTTTCAGGCTCAGCACCTTATGTCCACACCCTCGCACTCAAAAACTCAGCAACATCAGGCGCAGATGCTCAACCTTCTGCTTACACAATCGTTGATTTCTATGGCGCAAATGTTCGCTCATGGACAGGCCATCAGTTCTCAGATTTCTCTCTCAAGTGGAACGCAGACGGACTCCTTGAGTACGATGCAAAATCAACAGGATGGCAGTCCGCTACCGCATCGACCCCAACTCCATCTTTCTCAACTGTCCTTCCAAGCGTTGTCTGGACTGGAACTGTCAGCGTTGCTGGTACTACGATCTCAACCAACACAGATGGAAACATTGATCTCAAGCGACCAGTCACTCCTGTCTACGGAATCTCAAATGTGCAGACTCCTTATCAGGTATTCCTCGGTGCACTTGAGGTAACGGGTAAGGCAACTTTCCTCATGGAAAGTGACACCCAACTGACTAACTACTTGACTAACACCCAACCAGCACTCGTCTTTAACTGGACAACTGGAACAGGTGCTACTCAAACATCAATCCAAGCCACGATGACAAAGGGCGCGTACACACTCGCCGTTATCGAACGCTCTAAGGATTTTGTCGAAGTCTTGGTCGATTTCAACGCTCAAGGCAACCTGACCGATGCTGGAACTGTCGGATACTCACCTATNAAGTGGGTTATCAAGAACGCAGTAACCACCTCAGTCGCTTAACCCATAGACCGCANTGGGGGTTGATAAGCCCGCCTTCGCTTNTCCCCCCATTGCCTATNTTTGCTAAGATAATCAGAAGGCAAACTACTAGGAGGCACCATGTCAAAACTAACACTTCCATCAGGCGCAACAGTCACACTTAAAGACCCAAATACCTTGAAGGTTAAAGATCGCAACCGCATTATGAAGGCTGGCGATGGTGGGTCAGCAGCAGAGCGCGGAATTGCTATCAGTAACGCACTTCTCGCCGCAATCATTGAGGACTGGTCTTACGACCTTCTCGTTCCTTCAGTTAAAGAGGAATCCATCGAGGAACTGCCAATCCCTGACTATTCTCTGCTCGTCAAAGAAACCGAGAGCTACATCAAGGCAATCTTCCCTGAACTCGCAGACACCGACCTTAATCGTTTGAATCCTGATAGCCCTTTAGAAAACTCGAACGGCTAAAAGGATTACTGCAAGGGTTTCAGAGAAATCCAGACTTTGATTACCCCGATGAGGAATGGTTCTACTTTAGGTTCGCAGATAAGTTTGGTTGGACTCCTGACCAAGTAGATGATCTACCAGCAATACGCGCTGAGTGGTTGATAGCAATAGCCGATACCATTGAGCAAGTGAAGATCGAAAAGATGGAGAACCGGTGAGCGATAACCTGCCCGAAGTCTTAGCGGCTTTGAAGGCATGGCAAAATCGCATGGATAAGGCGGCAGAGTTAGCTACGAGAGAAATCTCTATTGCTCTCTGGACAGATGCCCGTAAAATCGCTAGCGAAACTTCAAACCCACCGATTCAGAAGAACAATAGGTTACGCCACAACCCTCACATCGGCCCACGATCAGGAGAAGGCCCGAACATCGCAACGGGTAATCTCTTTCGCAACATCATCGCTCAACCAGTTAGGTATCAAGGATTTGGCACTTATGTCGCAAGCGTTGAATCTGGTGCCGAGTACGCCAGAGCAGTAGAACAAGGCTCATCTAATTGGAATGGGGTAAAATACCCATATATGACTCCTGCGCGTGAGAATCTCATCGCAACGGGTAAAGCGCAGATAATCGCAACGGGATTTCTAAGAGCAGCGATGGGGGTTTAGAGTGGCAGGCGATATCCCTCCATTAAATATTGACATCCAAGTCGCTCTTGGAAACCTTACTAGCGCAGTAGATAAAGCCACATCCGAACTTGGAAAAGTAGGCGATGCTGCTAAAAATCAAGAGTCTAAATTCTCGTCATTAAAGACTGTCATGGGTGGAGTCTTTGGTGGAAACTTGATGATGCAGGGCGCACAAATGCTAGAAGGTGGATTGCGCGATGCTATTAAGGCAATCCAAGATACTCAGGTAGCCACCGAACAACTTTCAACGGCACTTAATAACTCAAAACAAAACACCGCCGCCAATAGAACAGAAATCCAAGCGACAACGGAAAAAATGTCGGCTTTGGGTTTTTCTACTTCTGCCACAGAGGGCGCATATAAGACTTTAATTTCTGCAACAGGCTCGACAACTGAAGCCACCAAGTTGATGGCGATGGCAGCTGATCTTGCTCGCTACAAACATGAAGATTTAGCTACTGCCGCTGGCACTCTTGAAAAAGCCACAATGGGTAACGCTCGCGCTTTCAAAGAATTTGGTATTACTTTAGACACAACTTTGCCCAAGAATCAGGCTATCACTAAGGCAATGGATGAGTTAAACCAAAAGATCGGCGGGCAAGCAGTTGGATACACTCACACATTCGCCGGCGAGATTGAAGTCTTAAAAGCCAAGTTTGACGATGTGGCAGTTAAGGTCGGCGCAGTTGTCATGCCGATCNTGACAAAACTGNTGGAGTTTATTACGGGCGTTCTCATTCCAGCAATCGTTTTTCTATACAACATCGCCATCGGCGACTGGATTAAACAACTTGTAAATCTCTGGAACACGCACGAAGGTCTAAGAAAAGTCGTCGTTGATGTTATTAAGGCAATCGTTGATGCTCTTGGGTACATCGTAGGGGCTATCGGTAAAGTTGTAGATGCTGCCTCTCACTTGCCTCTTATCGGCAGTCACTTCAAGGGTATCGGCGCAGGTATTGATGAAGCCGCAAAGAAAATCGGTGATTTTGGTAAGGGCTTAGATGCTCTAGCTAATAAGAAAATCGGTGGGGGAGCTAGCCTTGCTGACCAACTCGTTACTGCCGGAACTACTGGCGCGGGTGGGGATACCGGCGTTACAGGCAACCTCGGAGCCGCTGGAAATGTATCTAAAGCCCATGCTGCTGCTGCTAAAGCAACTGCCACCGCACTAGCCAAGCGCAACGCCGAAATCAAGAAATACAACGATGAGGCAGTCAAGCTAGAAGATCAGATGAACGCGGTTCTCACAGACCGTCAACAGAAGATGGATGCGGCAACTGCTACTCGTGACGATGCTTTAGCAAAAGCCAACGAAACTTACAACCAATCAGTCGCAGACATTAACCAAAAGTATGACGATGCTATGGCTACGGCTCAAGATAATTACAACACCGCAGTCGAGAACGCTACTGCCACTCATCAGGAAAATTTGCTTGATATTCAGCAACAGTACGCAGATAAAGCCGCGCAGATTGAGCAAGCCGCCGCCGATAAGCGACAGAGTATTATTCAGCAATCTATTGATGCAATGACTAGCGCGTTTGCCAGCGCAACCAAGATTGACATCGGCAAACTATTCACGGCTGGTGGAGGAACTGCCGATGGTCTGGTATCTCAGTTGCAAGATCAAATGGCTCAGATTACGCAGTTGCAACAAGATGCTGGACTTCTTGCTGCGCAGGGCTACAATCAATCTTTCATTAACGAGGTTATTTCACAAGGGCCAGCACAGGGAGATGCGCTTGCTCAGTCAGTCCTCAACGCAACTCCTGACACTCAAAACTCTATTAAATCTCTCTACGCTCAAATCCAAGACACATCTCAGAACGGGCTCAATACTCTTGCCGCGCAGATGAACGATGGAACGAGTTTTGCTACCCAAGCCCTCGCGCAGCAATACGCGCAAGTCGGCGTTGATCTACAAACACAACTTGCCGCCAACTCATCAGCCATGCAGACGGCAATGGATAAAGAAAACGACACCTTTAATAAATCACTTACCACAGCCCAAGACACCTTAGATAAGGCTACAAAAGCCGCCACAGATGCCCGTGACCTTGCTTTACAAAATGCGCAAGATACCCTTCAGAACTCCATTACGGCGGCTCAGGATGCCTTTAGCAAGTCTGTAACTGCCATCTCAGACTCGACCATGAAACAACTTGATGCGCTTCAAACCAAACTTGAATCGGTAGCCGCTTCTCTTGGCTCCCTCGGTGCCTCGACAGCCAGTATCTCTAGCTATGGCGCAAGCGTTGGAATGTCTATGGGTGGAACGAATACAACTCTCGTCAATCCTTTAGGTGGCCCGAAGGATATGTCTAACTACACAGACAACAGCGTGAACACAACTATCTACGCCTCGACAACCGCAACAGCAGCAGATATGGCAAACGCCGTGACCTCGGCGGCTAAGTTCGGACAACCAATCGCCACTAGCCCGCAAATCGTTGCCGGACTTTCTGGGACTTCTGCGAAGGGTAACTAATGGCAACCGTATCTTCACTCAACTTTTACTCTTTTGCTTTTAATGGATTTGTATTTGGTGGGGCAGGTTCGCCTTATCAAATTACCTCGGTTGATGGATTAGAAGGTCTGCCAACTTTGCGCGTTCAAGATGCAGATCGCGGCTACCAAGACGGAATGTTCTCAGGTCGAGATTTCCTTAGCGGTAGAACGATCACAATGACCATGCTCATTTTGTCGGGTAACGGCAACTCAGCATTTCAAAACCTAAACCTCTTGCAAGCCACTCTCCAGCCTCAGCAAACAGGCACAACCCCACTTCAGTTTCAGATCTCCCCTGCCAATGGACTTCAATACATCAATGCTCGCGTGAGAGCATCAAAACTCACAGTCGATCCCGAATACACCTACGGCTATATCAAGGCTCAGTATGACTTCTTTTGCCCTGACCCTCGCTATTACGACAACGGTGTTCAAACGGCGATTATGACTTACACAACCCCACTAGGTCGCACCTACCCACGCGTTTATCCCCTGACTTTCGGCGGCGGTTCTAACACTCAATTCGCCACAGTCATCAATAGCGGATGGACTAATACTTATCCGCTCATTTCAATTTACGGCCCTGTTACAAATCCCGTCATCGGAAGCATTACGGCTAATGCTTCTCTGAACTTTAACTACACAATGGCGGCTTCAGATGTCATCTCGATCGATCTGCTTAATCGCACAGTCCTTCTTAACGGGACACCTGCTCGTAACTTATTGCTAGGATCATCCACATGGTTTAACGCGGCAGTCGGCACCAATCAGTTTTACTTTACGGGTTCAGGAACAACGGCAGGAACAACAACCGCTTCGGTACAATGGAACAACGCTTATGTATAACAGGGAGAACTGATGGCATTACGCACACCGCCTAGCTGGTTACAAAACGGCTCACATCCAGCGGAAAATGACCGCTTAACCACTCAAGCTCTCTACGCGACAACGGGCATCATCGGCTCGACCTCTCTTGCCGTAACTCAAAACGGAACGCCGAATATGTCGGTGAACATCGCCGTAGGTTGGGCTGCAATCGTAGGAACAAGCACGACAACTCAGGGAACTTATGTCTCCTACAACGATGCCGTAGTGAACGCGGCAATCGCTACCGCGCCGGCAACGAACTCTCGCATTGATCTCGTCTGCTTAACCGTCAATGATGCTTATTACTCAGGCTCGACAAATAACATCGTAGTAAATGTGGTGACGGGAACAGCCGCCGCCTCACCAGTCGCACCTGCTACGCCAGCCAACTCCATCGCATTAGCTCAGGTTCTGGTCGGAACTTCCGTCACTTCTATCCTGACCGCCAACATCACCGATGTACGCGTTCAGACCACGACAAACCTTCCAGTCGTAAGCCTTACGGGTACACAAACCCTCACCAATAAAACTCTTACAGCACCAACAATTACAGATGGATACCTTTCATCTCCACGCGAGCTTATGACGATTTCTGCTTCAGCGGCTACGGGAACAATCCCCTTTTATGCTTACACGCAAGGAATCCTTTATTACACAACAAACGCATCAGCGAACTTCACTCTCAACTTTACGGGTACGGCCGGAACTACGCTTAATACAATTATGAATGTGGGCGATGCTTATAGCGTTGTCTTTATGAATACCAATGGCGCAACGCCTTATTACGCTTCGGCGTTTCAAGTTGACGGGTCGGCAGTCACCCCGAAATGGGTGGGCGGAACCGCCCCATCGTCAGGTAACGCTTCCGCAATAGATGTATATTCGTTCACAATCATTAAAACTGCTGCGGCAACCTTCACGGTTCTTGCTGGCGGCCCGACTAAGTTTGCATAGGAGACATTCATGCCTTTACTTGCAGGATTTGTATTCGGCGCTGGCGGCGTAGGTCGTGCTGCCGTATCAGGCACAACTGGTTCTCCAACTATTGATTCATCCACACGCGCACCTAAGACCATCTATAAATTCACGGGGTCGGGAACTATCACGGTAGCGACCGCGGGCGCGGTTGAGTGCTTAATCGTCGCAGGCGGCGGCTCACCAGGAAGCGCAGGCGACCAGTCAAGTATTGGCGCTGGCGGCGGCGGCGCTGGCGGCGTTACTTATTCGGCCTCGTTCTATTTACCTGTTGGCACCTACACGGTAGGGGTAGGCGCAGGCGCGGCGAGCGTAGGCGGCGGCTCAAGTCTCAATTTTGGCCTTTACGGTAGCAACAGCGTAATAGTGCAGTCTGGGACACCTGCTGCCGTGGCCTTTGGTGGCGGTGCTGGCTCGGGTGGTAATGGAATTCCAGGCGGAAACGGTGGATCGGGCGGCGGCGCTTCTAACGCTTCCGCTGCTTACTCCACTACGGGCGGGACTGGGCTATATGGCAGCGGTAACTCAGGCGGCGGCGTATC